CTCCTAAATAACTAAGGCCACTCAGCTACGGCTGACCCCAACATAAACAAAAGGATGTATAATATGGCTCAAGATATGGTAAAGAAAATGGATACTGCAGAGGCAATGATGTCACGAGGCAGTAACTACGCAGTTAAACAAGCTCGTATGGATAAAGACGAAGCAGAATTAGCAGCTCTAGTAGCAGAGCATAACGGTGAAGAAGTAGAGACAGTAGAAGAAGCTGTTGAAGAAGTAGAAGAGGCTGTTACAGAAGAGCCAGTTGAGTCAGAAGAAGAAGAGTCTGATGAGAACTTAAGTAGAGAAGAGAAGTCCTTCAAGAAGCGTTATGGTGATCTCCGTCGTCATATGGCTGACAAAGAGAAGGAATGGAAAGAGCAGTTGGAAGAACAATCATCAGCACCTCTTCGAGCACCTAGTTCAGATGAAGACATTGAAGCATGGGCTGAGAAGTACCCAGACGTAGCAGCTATAGTAGAAACTATTGCATCTAAGAAAGCAGATGAGAAGTTTGCTGTAGCAGAAGAAAGACTACGTGAGTACGATGAAGCAGCTTATGAAGTTGAAAGAACTAAAGCAGAAACAACTATCCGTAAGTCACATGCAGACTTCGATGAGTTAAGAGACTCAGACAAGTTCCATGACTGGGTAGAAGACCAACCTAAATGGGTACGTGATGCCTTATATGAGAACTCAGATGATGCAGCTAGTGTTGTAAGAGTTATTGACTTGTATAAAGTAGACAACAACATGACCCCTGCAGCTAAGAAGAAAGCCACTAAGGATGCAGCTAAGACTGTAGCTAAGCGTGGAACACCTGCTGTAGACAGTGACGGTTCTGGTCAAATGATTAAAGAATCTCAAGTATCTAAAATGACTGATAAACAGTTTGAAGATAACTACGAGAAGATACAAGCAGCTATGGCTTCTGGTAAGTTCGTTTATGACGTATCAGGCAAAGCTCGTTAATACCAACATACTTAAATAAGTGCTTGACAGACAAGTACAAGTATGGTATAACTGTTGATGTCCTATTAGACCGATATGCAAGGTCATCTAGGGCATCTTCAAAGACTCACATTGAGTCATAGAACACTAATAAATCTCTAAGAATTACCTGATAATAAAGGCCCGATTAGTTAGACTGGCAAGTTGACCTAATTGCACCCTTGAAAGCTCAGCCCCTTATCTAGATTGTTTTAGGTTCATTTAACCGAGATACAATTAAGTATCTTTATTACTAGCCAAACATCATAAAGGATATTAATCATGGCTTTTGCAGCAGAATCAGGACATACGAACCTGCCAAATGGTAACTTCTCTTCAGTTATCTATTCAAAGAAAGTACAACTTGCTTTCCGTAAGAAGAGCATTTGTAACGACATCACTAACTCAGACTATTTCGGTGAAATAGCTTCTCAAGGTGATACAGTTAAAATCATCAAAGAACCTGAGATTTCAGTATCAGAGTACAAGCGTGGAACACAGATCGCTCCACAAGATTTAGACGATGCAGACTTCTCTCTAACAGTTGATAAAGCAAACTACTTTGCATTTAAGATCGACGATATCGAAGAAGCACACAGCCATGTAAACTTCATGGACTTAGCAACTAACCGTGCTGCTTTCCGTTTAGCTGACCAATTAGATCAAGAAGTTCTTGGTTACTTGTCAGGTTACAAGCAATCTGCTTTACATGCAAACGCTAATGCAGTTAACAACATCGTTAACGGTACTAAAGCTGACGCAGCTGCAGGTACAGACGAACTATTAACTTCAATGAAGTTGAAGAAGTCTGACTTCGGTAACATCACAACAGCATCAGCAGCTGATCACTCAATCCCAGTAGCAGCACGTCTACCAGGAGCGACTGCTCTTCCAACTGCTTACGCTTCACCAGTAATGCTTATCAACCGTATGGGTCGTTTACTAGACCAAAACAATGTTGATAAAGAAGGCAGATGGATCGTTATAGACCCAGTAATGCTTGAAGTATTAATGGACGAAGATTCACGTTTCTTGAACGCTGACTTCGGTGACTCAGGTGCGTTGCGTAACGGCTTAGTAATGAACAAGTGGAATGGTTTCCGCGTATACGTTTCTAACAACTTACCATCAGTTGGAACAGGCCCTGCAACATCAGGTACTGCAAACCAAAACACTGACTTCGGTGCTATTGTTGCCGGTCACGATTCTGCTGTAGCAACTGCTGAGCAAATCAACAAGACTGAAACATACCGTGACGTTGACTCATTTGCAGACATCGTTCGTGGCATGCACTTATACGGACGTAAGATTCTACGCCCAGAAGCATTAGTAACTGCTAAGTACAACCTAGCATAAACTAAACGAATACAGGGAGTCCCAATTCTGGGGCTCTCTATTTACTTTCTAAAACCATTCATAAAGGATTGACATTATGGCTTTTATCGCTGATGCAGTGTTTGACGGTGGACTTACAATAGTAGATACTAACGGTACTCGTTTAGATATCTGCTCTAGTGAACCAACTACTTACGCACAAGCAACTTCAACATTAACACTTGGTAACGATACAGTTAACACAGGTGCTCCAACTAACGGTGCAACTGATGGTCGACGTGTAATCGTTCCTGCAATCACTGCCGGTACTGTTACTGGTACTGGTACTGCAGGTTTCTGGGCATTGACTAACGGTTCAGATACATTATATGCAACTGGTTCTTTGAGTGCATCACAAGCTGTTACTACTGGTAACACTTTCTCATTAGACGCAGTTTCTATCACTATCCGTGACGCTTAGTAGGCGTTACTAAAGATGGCTGATCATAACTTAAGAGCAAGCGGATACGCTTTATACAACACTGCTGTCTTTGGACAGGAGCAGTATGGAGGACATGTTCGCTCTGAGGTTGCGGTCAGCCAACCTTCTTTGGGACAGGCGTTATTCGCTGATGATCTCCAAAGTGCTACGGAGACAACCTCTCCAACTCCATTCCAGGTTCATGGTATACTAGCTGATGATACACAGACAGCATCGTCTCAGATATCAGTCAACACACTTAACCAGAACCATTCTCTAATATCTGTAGATTTAAACTCTAACTCAGAGATAACTAATCCAGATGTAGATGAACTAAACATATTAGATGCTACTGACGTTAGCTCTGCTACTACACTTACAATGGCTACTGTTGGTCAGGCTCATGGCTTATTAGCAGATGATGTTGAAACAGACTCAGAAGTATCAGTACCAGTAGCAAGACAGACACACGTAGTTGATGCAGTAGACGTAGAGACAGACTCTGAGATAGTAACTCCTGTAATTACACAGTTACACCCGTTTACTAATGTACCTAACAATGCTTTAACTGTAGGTCAAGTAACAACTCCTTCATTCGCTCAGTTAGAAACACTTAACGCTGTAAGCTTAGAGTCAGACTCAGAAGTAACTGTACCAGATGTTAATGAGTCACATGAACTCTTTAGTGTTAGTGTAGAATCAGATACATCTGTATCCACACCAGAAGTTGATCAAGATCACGAGTTTGATGCTATAGACCCTGAGGCTACTGGTGAAACTGGTACTACTACAGTAACTCAGTTCCATGTTATAACGGCTGATGACACTGAATCAGATGCAGAAGTTAACGTACCGTTATTCTCTGCAATTATAAACTTCTTATCAAACAGTATTTCAACTACTACTGAAACATCTAGTCCTTCAGTAGAAGAATTTAATATATTCCAAGCAGTATCCCTAGAGGCAACTACTGAAATAACTAACCCTGATGTAGACGAACTTAACATCTTTGATGCTAGTGATGCTTCATCACCTACTGCTCTAACCATACCAAATGTAGGTCAGTCTCATACTAATGATGCAGTAGATACAGAAACAACTAGTGAAACATCAACACCTGCTCAAGTAACTAATGTAGTATTCTTAGCAGACTACATAGAGACAACTAGTGAAGTAACAACTAACAGTATATCAGAACTTAATATCTTTGGTGCTACACCAGTCCAAACTAATACTTCTGAAGTAACTAATCCAGATGTAGACGAGTTAAACATACTAGACGCTACAGACGTAGCATCTGCAACTACACTAACACTGCCTCTAATAAGTCAGAGTAACGTACTACTAGCTAACAGTACAGAAACACCTGGTGAAACTAGTCAACCAAGTGTATCACAGTCACAAGTGATGGGTGCTACAGACGTAGAGACGACTACTCTAACTGAAACAGTTTCTGCTGTAATCCGCGTTAACTTCCTGTCAGTAGCGACTGATAATACTTCAGAAACATCAGCACCTGTAATAGCACAACACCAAGTAATACTAAATGTAAGTACAGAAAGTACATCAGAAGTAACAGAAAACACATTAACACAGGTGTCAGTCTTAAATGCAACAGACGTAGAGACTCAATACCTACTAACACCAAGACCTGTTTTAATAGACTTGAAACCTATTGAACAAGATACAACTAGAACATTGTTAGTACCTTCTGAATCAAGAACAACAATAGTAGGGAGAGCCGCGTAATGAAATGGCCTATCAAAGACCCAAGTGAAATACTAGATTACTCAATAGATTGGTCAAGATTCTTAGAAGGGTCAGTAATACAGTCAGTACAATGGTATATAAGAGATGCAGATGGAGTTAAGACAGCAGTAGGTGAAGCACAAACTGTACACGGTTTAACTCTCTTTTCTCAAGTAAGCACAAATACAGTAGCTACAGCTCGTTTTGGTGCAGGTACAAACAACGTAAAGTACAGAATTACATGTGCTATAACATACGATACTCATTTAGTAGCTGAAAGAGTTGTCCAACTTCCAGTAAAGGATAGATAATATGTCTTACAACTACTTAGACCTAGTTAATGATTTAAACCGTAGAGTAAATGAAACAGAATTAGATAGTTCTAACTTTGCATCTGCTACTGGTTACTATAACACAGCTAAAGATGCTATCAACTCTTCTATTAGACTATTAAACCAAGAGACATTCCAATGGCCTTTTAACTTCATTGAACATGAAGAAGACCTAACTCCTGGTACAATGCGTTATGATAACCCATTCAACTGTAAGACAATAGACTACAATACATTCCGTATTAAACGAGATGATACTTTAGGTAATTCTACTTCAATGTTGAAGAAGATGGACTACGAAGAGTACTTAGCTAAGCACGTTGATGATGAGTATAACACTAGCACTTCAATAAGAGCTATACCTACACACGTAATCAAAGCTCCAGGAAATCAGTTTATATTATATCCTTCTCCTGATAAAGAGTACGAGATCATCTTTGAGATGTATACACTTCCAGTAGACCTTATCTTATACTCAGATACACCTTCTGTTCCAGAAGCTTATAGACACATTATAACTGATGGTGCTATGTACTACGTTCAGATATTCCGTAATGATAACCAATCAGCTCAGATGTCTTTAGGTAAGTTTAATGAAGGCGTTAAGAACATGAGAAGTATCTGGATTAATAGATTTGAATATGTATATGATAATAGGGTACATTACTAATGGCTACAGGTTGGGAATCATTTCCACTGGAGCTTAAGGGTGGATTAATAAGTAACATGTCTAGACTGCAACAAGGGGTTAAAGCTCCTGGTTCTGCTAGACAACTAATTAACTTTGAGCCATCTGTTAAGGGTGGTTATCGTCGTATTAATGGTTATGCCAAGTATGATAGTAACCCTATACCTTCATATGGCTCTCCAGTCGTCCAAGGAAGCTCACAGACAGGTACTAGCCTTACTATTGCAAATATATACCTAGAAGTACCTAATGGAGCTACATTCGAAGTAAATGGACTAGGTGAAACTTACACAGTATCGTCTAGTGTTTGGACAGCAGCCAATAAAGAAACTGTTTTAACTATAACTCCTGCACTGTCAGGAAGTCCTATGGATAAAGCAGCAGTTTCATTTACTAATGTAGTAGGTAAGACAGAGGGTTTATTCTGGTTTGTTGATACAGCTACTAACTCTAATGTAGCAGTAGTTCTAAGAGATGGTAACTTATATACTACATCAGGTTCTGGTTACACTAATATAAGTGCACCTGGATATGGTACAGTAAAGGTTAAGCACTCAGGTCATACTGGTTCTACAATGGACATAGATGGTATTACTAATGATAATGATGGCCCAAGAATAGGTGATACATTCACTATTGCAGGTGTTGAGAAAGTATATACAGTATTAGCAACTCCTTCAGTTTCATCAGGACATTGTGTAGTATCTATATACCCTGCCCTAGCTAGTGCTCCTGCTGATGATGCTAATATAACATTCTTAGGTCGTTCTCAGACAGGTGGTTCTAAGGCTAGATTCCAGAACTTTAACTTTGATGGTACAGAACGTCTTGTAATGGTTGATGGTGTTAACTATCCTATTACTTGGAATACTAACGAACCTGTTAAAGTGATAGACAGTAATGTAGACATCTTAGGTGCAGAAGTTGTATCTCAATTCCATGATCATCTATTCTTTGCTAAAGGTTCTTTACTAAGCTTTACAGCTCCGTTTGCACAGAATGATTTTAACACAGGCAATGGTGCAGGTAATGTAAGACTTCCTGCTCGTATTACAGGTTTAGTAACATTCCGTGATAAACTAATCATCTTTACTAATACTAGTATACACCAGTTAACAGGTACTAGCTCAGCTACATTTCAGTTAGCAGAAATAGTAGAAGACATTGGTTGCTCAGAACCAGACACTATCCAAGAAGTAGGTGGTGATATTATGTTCATGGGGCCAGACGGTTTAAGGTTCTTAGGTGCTACTACTCGTATCGGTGACTTTAACTTATCACTAGCTTCTCGTAATATACAAGACCAGGTTACTCAGTTCCGTACAGACTTTACAGACATTGTATCTTTAACTATAAGAGGTAAGTCTCAGTACCGTGTATTGGGTTTTGTAAGTGGTCAGACAGAAAGTAATGCTAAAGGATTTATAGGTACACAGTTTGCTGACCAAGACGCTAATAGCTTTGCATGGTCTGAGACTGTAGGTATTAAAGCTTACAGAGCTACATCAGCTAACACAGGTCAAGCGGATATATCATTATTTGTAGGTGAGACAGGCTTTGTATACAGGTTAGATATAGGTAATACTTTTGATGGTGCAGCTATACTATCTTCTTTTTACACACCTTTCATGGCTATTAACGACCCTCGTATGCGTAAGACAATGTATAAAGCTACATCATTCTATGACCCAGAAGGTGCTGTTAATGGTAGTTTAATATTTAAATATGACTTCCAAAGACCTGGGGTTATACAGCCAAGTACTTCCACACTAGTAGGTGGTGGTTCTTTCTCTATATTTGGGGATGCTACGTTTGGCTCATCAGATTATGGAGGCAACCCTGAGACTGTTATAGAGACTAATACAACTGGCTCATTCTTTACAATCTCATTACAGTATGAATTTAATGCAATCAACCCACCATTTATAGTAGACACTGTTCTACTTGAATACTCAAACAACGATAGGAAATAGACATGGGAACAGGTTATACACGTAACGATGCATCTAACAACATAGCAAACGGTAACGTAATTGACGCTGCCGATTTGGATGGTGAGTTTGATGCTATAGTAAGTGCATTTGGAACAAGTGGTCACAGCCACGATGGTACATCTGCAGAAGGTGGAGCGATTACAAATCTCGGCCCATCACAAGAATTTAAGGGAGACGGTAGTTCTCTTTTCCCTAAGGCTGACGCTACTTACGACTTAGGTAAGTCAACTGCTTCATTTAATGTAGCATATGTTGAGTCAATCAACTTGGGTGGTACAGGTATTACTGCTAGTGCAGCTGAGATTAACTACACAGACGGTGTTACTTCTGCAATACAAACACAGTTAGATGGTAAACAAGCAGCAGATGCTAACATTGTATCAGATGCTAACTATGTAGCAACAGACCAGAACTTCACTGACGCAGATCATACTAAACTAAATGGTATAGCTACAAGTGCTACTAATACAGCAGCTCCAGCTATTTCTACAAATGGTTCAACACCTTCTTTAGCTTCTGGTATAACAGCCGCAGAAGTTAGGTCTTTGATTGGTGCAGGTACAAGTTCATCTAACAATGCTACTCACACAGGTGAAGTTACTGGTTCTGGTGCTTTAACTGTAGCTTCCAATGTTATTGATGCAGACAATTTAAAGGTTACTGGTAATGGCACAACGTCCCAGTTCCTACGCTCGGATGGCGATGGTACATTTACATGGGCTACGCCTAGTAACACAGTATATACTCACCCAACACACCCAGGTGATGATTTCAGTATTGACACAGGTGTAATGTCAGGTGCTACAGTTATATCTGATTTGGATATAAACATAACAACAAACAGTGAAGGTCACGTTACTGATGCAAACGCAGCAGTATCTACTCGTAATATTACTTTAGCTAACTTAGGTTATACTGGTGCTACTAACGCTAACAACTCAACATCTAACGCTACTCACACTGGTGAGGTAACAGGTTCTGGTGCTTTGACTGTAGCTGATAATGTTATAGACGCAGGTAACTTAAAGGTAACTGGAAACGGTTCAACATCACAGTTCCTACGTTCAGATGGTGACGGTACATTTACTTGGGCTACTCCTACAGACACTAACACTAACACTACTTACAGTGCTGATGGCAACTACGGTATGACACTAAGTGGTACTACGTTCCGTCTTGAAAATGACAGAAGACGTAACACATCAGTTGAAGATGTCTGGTCAGGCAACACCCATGACTATACTCATTATGATAATGACGTTGGTATACGTTGGTATACAGCCAACGCAGAAGAGATGCGCCTAACAGATGCCGGTGACTTACATGTTGATGGTAATGTTACAGCATACTCAACAACTGTCTCTGATATTAACTTAAAAGAAGATATTAAGCCTATAACTGGTGCTCTTGATATGGTTGATCAACTTGGTGGTTACACATTTACTTACAAGAAAGATGGTAAGAAATCAGCAGGTGTTATTGCACAAGAAGTTGAGAAAGTTCTACCAAGTGCTGTTTCTGACATCGACAGTGTATTCCACGGTGAAGAAGACAAAACTCATAAAGTAGTTCAATATGACCAATTACATGGTCTACTGATTGAAGCAATCAAAGAATTGAAAGCTGAAATTGAAACATTGAAAGGTAAGTAAACATGGCAGTAACATCGAGTGGTCAGATATCTATACAAGACATTATGACCGAGTTAGGTATATCAGGTGAGACTGCTTTAAACGATGCTGACATGCGTGGTTTAATTGGTAAGACAGCAGGTGCTCAAATGAGTATCAGTGAATGGTATGGTGCTTCTTCTGAGTATACACTAACAGGAAACCATCAAGAAATAACAGCATCTACTTACATTAACTCTGGTGGTGTTCTTAGATTTACTGGTGATTGGATTTGGTCAGATGACGTAACTGTTGCAGGGCTAACAATAGACATACCTTGTACTTTTATCAACGAAGGTAATGTTATTGGTCGTGGTGGTAACGGTGGTAACTCTGGACAAGACGGTGGCCCTGCTATTGAAGTAACATCAACAGGTGTCTTTATCA